TACCGATTGAACTCATTGCTTGAGTAAATCCAACACCAAACGCTTCCATACTAGTAGCACCACCTTTTAAGCTCTTAGTGATAGCTTCCATTGCTTCATCAGCATCTAATAACTCTCCGAGTAATGGTATTTTCTGTGCTTCTTTAAATACTACCCCAAATATACCTAAACGATCTTCTAATGCTTTTGTTCGTCTTTCTTCTTCTTTAGATGCATTTACAATTGCTTCTTCTATATCCTCTAAATTTGCTAATTCTTCTGCACTTAAATCAACTCCATTTCTAATAGCAATTTCTCTAGCTCTATATAAGTTATTAAGTTTAGCTTCTAATTGTTCTCTTTTTTCAACAATAGCTTTACTATCTAAAGATTTATTCGTATTATCATCTATCGCTTTACCTAATGTAGTTGCTGCATCTGCTGCTGATTTAAATGCACTAGATATATTTGCTTTAGCTATTCTTTGAGCTTGTTTATCTATATCATTAGATGTTTGTTTTATAGCTTGTTTAAATGCTTCTGAAGTAGATGCACTTAGTCCAACCATAGTATCTTGAAATGTAGTTACAAGGTCTTGGAAACTTTCTTTAAGCTCTTTCTGCTGTTTCTTAAAATCGTCTAATGGTTCGGCCATTGGGTATTATTTAATATAAATAGGAAAGACCTCTATTATTTAGAAGTCTTTGTTTTATAATCAGGTTTAATGTTTGGCCTTAATATTTCAGACTTTTTAGCACCTCTAGCTTTTTTCATAGCTTTTTCTTCAGCTTCATTTTTCTTATCGTAAAAGTCTCTGATTTTACTAAAAGTAAACCTTCTTAACCATATAGGCATAGAGTATATGTCATTCCAAGTATAACCACCTTGACCGTGGAATACTATCTCATGTATTTGTGAAAAGACGGAATTTCTATATTCCGGTGTCAGGCCAAAAAAAGTCTAGCCCTATCGGCACATTAACTCCTCCTCCCTCTCTACCATTTGGATAGAATAACATTTCAACATCAGGCATGATAGTTGATAAATAATTTCTTAGTTCTCTTGCATCTTTTGCAAGTAAGTAATTATCTACAAACTCTCTGATATCTTTAGTTTCTGTAGATCCATTTACAGAAGTAATAATTTTCTTAAGTCTTGTTGTAACTTCTGCTCCGCTATCTTTATTTATTTTTTTAAGACCATCTATTTCTTTATCTATTTCCTTCTCATCTCCGTGAGTTAATAATTTAAAAGTAACTTCGGCTTTAGAAGTTGGTAAACTAAAATTAAAATTATTTTTTCTCTCTTTAAAAATATCGAAATCTATTTGTTTATGATCTAATTCTGATAAATCTACTGTATGTTCTTGTCCTCTATAACTAACTTGATAATCTTTACCGTAAGATAATATTCTTGCTGCTACTAAAACAGCATTTTTATCACCTACTAATAAATCATCATAAACTACTCCATCAGTAACTATTAAAGATTCTAGTAACTTATCTATTACTATCCCTGATTGTATGTAGTTTGAGTTAGTTAAAATGTCTTCTTCTTTTGCAGTCATATATTTCATCTCGATTTCCCCTTTAGCCAATGGAGAATCTTCAGGTAATAATACTGTTTCTGTGGGTAAATTAAATTTTGTACTCATAAATAACTTTTAAGTATAACTTGTCTTAATATAAATATACGAATAAATTTTTTTGGAAACAACAAAAAACCCGACTAATTGCCGGGTTTCTTAATAAAGTATGTAGGGTAGCGGTTAGTAATTTAAGATACAGTAGTCCATCGCCACAGTTAATGAAACGTCAACTACTTCACTATTAGCCCAGTCATAATCTCCGAAATCTGCTGTAGTTACGAATCCTCCTTTGATGACCCACTCTCCAACGATATCACCAACTGGTCCTAATATGTTTAATGTTAGATCCTTTTTGTAGAAATCTGAGTATCCAGCTCTACCTGTTACTGACTCGTATGATAATCTTGCCCACTCCATCACTGCTTGTGCACCTGAAGGTGTGATTGGATCATATAAAGTCATTGTTATATCAGCCCATTCTCTTTTTCCTCTAATTTTTCTATAAGAGTTGATGTGGTCCAGTTTAATTACCTCATCTGTGAATTCTGGTGCTGATACGTTCTTTACTAGGAATGATGGAATACCATCTACGTAAAGGACAAATCTATTCTGAACTTTCGGTTCGAAAGCTCTAAACATTATTTCATTTGGATCTAATACTGCCATGTTATGTTACTTTATTATAAATATCTCTTTTTTAAATTATGCTCCGAAAGTTGCTCCTGTTGGTTCTACTACGAAGTCTAGTACTATAAATTCTGCAGTCTTAGCTGGCTGGATATAAATCTGACCTACTAACTGGTTTCTATCAATCACATCTGCTGTGTTGTTAGTGTCGTCCATTACTACTCTGAATGCATAAAGACCTTGTCTCTGTACTACTGAGTCTAAATATGGATTAACTGCTGCTAAGAATTTGTTTCTTGTTGTTATAGTGTTCTGCTCGAATACTAAGTTTGTAGCTTGATCTCCGATAAACTTCTTAAGATCAATTAATAGTCTTCTTACGTTCACTCTATCTAAAGCTCCTGCCTTAGTCTGTAATGTCTTTTGTCCAAAGATTGCAATACCTGTACCTGGGAATGTTGCAATTGGGTTAACTTTAGCTTCATATAAAGTATCTCTATCGCTTCTAGTTAACTTTCTTTCTGCTTGTAATACTCCTGGAATTCCACCTCTTACAAGTCCTGCTGGTGCAAACCATGGTGCTGCTGCTCCATCTGTGAATGCAAATACACCTGGAATAAATGTTGAAGCTGGTACCCATACATTAGATCCGTTTGCTGATCTAGCTTGTAACCAAGGCCAGTAAGATGCAGCATAAGAAGTATTTAATGAATCTGCTTGACCAGTTACGTTAGCAAGTGTAGCTCCGTAAGAGTATAAATCTACTACTGCAATACAATCTCCTCTAGTTTCTGCTAAAGAGATAACAGTATCTAATGTTGAAGAATGTAAGTTGTAAGTTAATCCTGGTGTTGAAATAACGTTGAATAAGTACTCATCAGTATTTTCTAAGATTGATATTGCATCACTATAAGATGTTCCAATAACACCTTGTGACTGTGCACTAACGTTTTCAAAGAATGTATTTGTACTTAAAGCTCTATCATCACCTGATGCGTTGTAGAATGAACCAGACTGTGCTGATGGTAAATGTCTATCAAATCCTTCAGAGTTACCAGTTGAAGAACCTGACTGTACTGTAGTACCATCTGCTCCTAAATAATCTAAAGTAGCATGAGGTACAGAAGGTATTCTAATGTAGTTAGATTTATTAGAATAAGATCCTGAAGTAGCTATATACTTTGTTCCTGCTCCATCAGTAGCTTTATATGTTATAGTATCTCCAATTTGTTTTTGGATAAAGTTATCTGAATTAGGATCTAGAGTTAAGTTATTAAATGTCTCAAGAATAACTTTGTTTTTGTGATTATCATCACCTCTTCTTACCGAAAGCGTAAATGTTCCTTTTGACGTATTTACATTTGAAATTTCCCATCTTAAGTTGTCGACTGATCCAGAAACTAATGATGCATCACTGTTTTCTGCAATATCAGATCCTTTTGAACTTGTAGCGTTGTTGTAAATAGTTCCTTTACCTAGTGTTCTAATTGTAAATGGATTATCAGCACTTGCTGTAGTTGCTGAAACTATAGTGTTATCAGCTTCTGTGTGAGACCCAGATACAATTCTTGTAACTAAACAAGAATTTCCACCTTGACTGAAGTAAGATTTTACTGCAATAGATGTTAGGTACTCATAATTGTTCGAACCTGATTTTACTGTATCCCCAAATTTTCTAACGTATTCATTGTATGAAGTAACTACTGTTGGAACTTCTACTGGTCCTTTTACAGTAGGTCCTAATATAGCTGCTCCTGCTTCTAAAGGTGCTGGGGTGATAAAAGAGATATCATTTTCTCTCTGAAATACACCTGGTGAGACGATTGTTTCTGCCATTTTCGATAAGGTTTATAATATTGTCTTATATAAATATATGTAAATAAACGAAACCACATCATGTGTGTGGTATTAATCTACATATATAAATAGTGTAGTATTGTCTTAAAAATTTACTGGAATGGAGTAAATGTTCCTGATTCAATATCAACTGATCCTCTACCGTATTTGTCTTCCAGATTCTTAGCTAATTCTGCTTCCATTTCAATAGTCTTATTATTAAAATCTTCTGCTTTATCTTCTTTCCTTTTTAACTTTAATCTTAGAAAACCGATATCGGATAATTCTTTACTTACAGCTTTTCTTCTGTTCTGTACTATAGTTAGATTATTAATTTCTTCTTCTGTTAATTTGACTGTGCTCATATGTAGTTATCTGGTATTATTAGGTCTGTATCTAAGATAAGAAATAATTTCTTTTTTTCCAACCACTCTTTCCAAAAAATACTACCTTCATAATTTGTTCCATATTGTTTCTGTAGTTTAATGTTTAATTCAAACATTTCAGACTTAAAGTTTTTCTCTTCTATTTTAAATGCTTTCTGGAAACCTTTACTGTGTCCTGTAAATAATCTTTCATCTAATGTTTGATAATAAATAGATCCAAAAAT